CAGAAACTGATGGCCGTACTGGACAAATCGCTCGAGCTTCTGGCGCGACCAATGGGTGATGACCGCGCCGTGATCATCAAGCCATCCAACATCTGCACGCCGCTGGCAATTCCAGTGTTAGGGGACTAGAGTATCTGGAGTGACGGGATTATGCGAGATTAAACGGGATTTGGCGGGACGGATGGCTGTTTTTCGGGCCATTGCGGCACTCGCATAAAAATTTTGGCGTTTCGATCTGTTGTCTAGAGCGAATGGCGAAATGGACAACGGCGGACAAGAAATACTGGAGTCCAAGCCGGTTTTCCAATGAATCGCTGAGAAACCTCTTAGAGGCCGCAAAGTCGCTCTTATGGCGGGTTTCGGACCGCAAACCTATGTTCCGATCCTGCCGAATGCTCAAATAATAGGCAAAAGAAGTGGGTCTTTACCGTGCCCAGTTTGCGAAGATGAGGTTTTGGCGGAAAACCGGGATCGACACGATTATTTGATCAATTGGGGACTACGTGAACTGGGACGATTTTCGCGTGATCAGGAGAACAGCGCGGTCAACATCGACCAGAGAACACGCACGGAACCGAAAAAGCCGTACAAGACAATCACGCTCGTCAGCACCACCGCAATGCGGAACCCGATCGAAGGTGGAGGAGAAGGAATTCTATCTTCAAAGTCGATCATCATAATGCGGAACAAATACCACAAAACGAGGGGCTCATCAACGAATGCTCTTTGATCAAACCGGACAGAGGTCCGGGGCGCAGTCGGGCGAAAGCTGCGCCCATATAACCTGGCTATCGACAAGCGATATGCAGGAACTTTGATCAATGGAAAAGGAATTTGATATGCTTAGGCAACGTAAAGCCGCAGTCCAGGATGTTCAATCACGTCTGTTCGACGCTGAAAGGGCAATCGACGACGCCATTAGCAAGGTGGCCGAACTAACTCGTTTCATGCCGATCGCTCGCCAGGACGCGAAGCTGTCGGCTGTATTTGGACAGGATGCGATTGATCATGCTGGCAAGTCGATTACGTCGTTGATTGCTGCACGGGCGGAAATCACCGCCACGCACAACCGGCTGGCTGAAACACGCGATCAGATGGGCTTGCGCGAAATGGCAATGGGAAGCACCGACGACAAGCCGCCCGTTGTTTCACCGTCTTCGGCCGAAAAACGGGAGCAAATCGGCTTGCGTGAAGTTGCGTTGGGAAGTGGTGACATGAAGCCGCCTGCCGTTTCGGCATCTTCAGACGAAAATGTTGTCGAAATAGCGGCTTAATCCGCAAAAAAAAGGGCCGGGTACCCGAGAGGGTGCTCGGCTTTTTTGCTTTTCTAGAGCCGCCGCACCACCGCGATCACCCTGCCGATGACATGCAGTTCTCCATCGACGGTCTTGCGCGGGGGGACGAGCGGATTGTCGCTGAGCAGTTCCACCGTGCCGTCTGAATGGTGTCGCAAGCGCTTAATCATACCGATCTCTCCATCTACAACTGCCCAGATGGCATCGTCGACGCGCGGCGTTTCCTGGCTGCGATCGATCAGCACTATCTCTCCGCTGCGAATCGTCGGTTCCATGCTGTCACCGTCGCCGGTCGCCCAAAACAGGTGACGCGGCGGTGTTGTAGTAATAGACTGCAGCCATTCGCGCGAGAATGCCCGCTTTTCCACTTCTACCGGACCATCGGTATAGGTACCGCCCATGCCATATTTAAGGTCGATCTGGTCAAGTTCGACAAGCTGCTCAATCCTTAGTTCTGCGTTAACTGCTGCGGCCTTCGAAAAATTGCCCGCTATGTCGTGCTGCTGATCCTCATCCCGCTTTGTTGACGGTCGCGAGGTGTCGATTTCCAGCATTGGTCGTCGCGGATCGTCGGTTTCACCTTGAAGATATTCCGGTGTGGTCTGCAGCACGCGCGCCAGCGAAAGCAGATTTCTTGGGTTCAGCGTGTCACCGGCCTCCATTCGCTGAATGCTTGCCTGGCTGGTGCCCGACAATCGACCAAGCTCAGCTTGAGACAGTTCGAGCGCCACTCTTCGCTCTTCGATGCGATTGGGTAAAATACTCATTTTAACGCCTTACCCGAAAGCGAATAACACGTCTCGACACGTTTTCGGTTGACAAATTATTCATAAACGGGTTTTTACCCTTATATGAATAATCCTCATCGATCATATGACGCACTGATCCGATGCCGCGACGCGGCCGGATCGGACAGTCAGTTGGGCCGCGATCTGGGCATCACCCAATCGACCATCTGGCGCATAATCAATGAATACAAGAGGCTGCCTGCCGAATATGTGCTGCTTGCCGAGCGCCTCTATGGCGTATCCCGCCATGATTTGCGTATCGATATCTATCCGGTTGATTTGGATGTGGTGGCTCCCATGGATTGCGATTCCCCACAGTCTAGCGAACCGAACGGCGCCGCTCACCGTCTAAGTGAGGGGGTCGAATAGACATGGCCCTTCGCGAAAAATCGCCAGCGGTGATCAACCATGACGACCAGGCTATTCTGGTCGATCCCCAAGATATCGATGATGGCCCCCGCATAGGTTTGTTCTGGCCCGAGAAAGCTGACGCGATTGGCGCGCTGATGAAGGCAGACGGTCAGAATGAACCGATCAAGATCCGGAAAAATTCCAAAGGTGCAGAAAAGACGTGGTTGCTGGTCACGGGAAGACACCGGAAACACGGGGCGATAATGCATGGCATCGCCCAGATTTCGGCGCTGGTGGCCAAAGGCAGTGCTGAGCGATGCCGGGAAATCGAAGCGTCCGAAAACATGGACCGGCGAGATATTGGACCGATTGAAAAGGCGATGTTTGTCCGCGCACGCGCCGACATCTATGAAGGCCGGTTTTTCGATGGCCAGAAAGGCAAATCGGCGCAGCAGGTTGGGCAGTCCAAAAGATGGTCTTCAGGAGCCTCTCAGAATGTTCTGATCGACGATGAAAAGCATGCCGACCTTGAGGCCGATCATAGTGCGGCAACGATTGCCGGACTTTACGGCTGGCAGGATGATGCGGCCGAGGCAATGGGCATGTCGAGCCGATCGCTGCGCGATTATCTGTTCATTTATCGCACCGTTGTCACGGTCGCTGGCACGGACGAAAGCCAGGGCGGGCGCGTTCATGCGCTGGCACGGCACCCATTGGGCAAGAAGCGCAAATCGGTCGTCGAAATCGGCAAGATAAAGAACACCGAAGCGCGCAAGGCGGTGATTGATCTGATTGCCTCCGATCATGATCACCAGATCGCAAACGTTAACGACGCCAAGATTAAATGGGGACTGAAACCGGCGAGGTCGCCCGCGCCGGAAGGCCAGTCAAAATATATGGCGAATGCCACGGCCAACCTCGACCGGCTTACCGCGTCGAGCTGGATAAGTCTTGCTACGGTGATCGCCGAGAAGATCAAACCCAGCGCCCTGCAGGCAATGCGCGATGCGATCGATGCGCGGCTGGCGGCGGGAGAGGGCAAATGACTGCCTGCGCCGCCACAAATTGCACTGTCAGGGTGCAAAAAGGCCATCTGATGTGCCGTGGTCACTGGTTTGAAGTCCCGCCAAAGCTGCGCGTGGCCATCCTGAACAGCTATCGCGGACACGAAACCCGCAATTATCGTGAATGCGTCCGCAAGGCTGTCGAGCATATCGAAAGCATTGAGGGAGTATTTCAAGACGTATTTCCTTCGGGTCGCGATGCCCGGTTCCCCGCAGGGCATCCGAAGGGGCGGGAGGCTGGTCAATCCCCGAGCCAGTCTCCCGCATTTATCGCGCTGCCTTATCTGGGGCGGGCGTCATGAGCGCGGCGGAGCTTTCGAGCGCAGCGACACGTCACCCATGGGATTGGTATGTTGAGCAGCCATGGGTGACCGAGAAGCTGATTGAGGCGCTTGGGCCGGATCAATTTGGAGAAATGGTTTGGGATCCCGCTTGCGGCAGAGGCAACTTATTGAGTTGTTTTGAAGAGTATTGGACGTTCTCGAGAATTGAAAAAAAAGCAGACGGTCCCCGTCAATATCTCGATAAAGTTCTGGGATCCGATATTTGCTTTCGCGGTTACGAACGCCAGTGGCGCGACCATAACGATATTGCGCATTGGAATTTTCTCTCTGATGATGGTCGGCAAGCCCGCGGGTTTCCACTCTACCGATACGAAAACCACCATCTGTCCATCGTTTCAAATCCACCTTATTCCCAGCAAGCCGGCAAGCTTGTACGCGGACTGGCCGAGGAGTTTTGCCGGAAAGCGCTGACAATCGCCACCCACAAGGTTTGCATGCTGCTCCCCCTCAAATGGATGGCGGGCGAGGCTCGGCAACGATTCCTGGCTGAATATCCTCCCCGCTTTTACCTGATCCTGAACGAGCGGCCATCGATGCCGCCAGGCAATATGATCGAGCAGCTGGGCGACAAAGCCTTCAAGCGCGGCAAGGTCGATTATATGTGGGTTGTCTGGGACAAGCAGGTGGTCACTCTGCCTGGCGAAACCCGCACGATCCATATCACGCCGCGTCCGAAAGAGGAGCGGGTGTGATGAAGGCTAAACTCTCCAAATTTGCCCGCGCCCATCTGGATGCCGACACGACGGTTACATTCGCAGAAGCGGCAAAACGCCGCGGTCAAACCGTTCATGAGCTCGCGACCGAGATCATCAACACCATCGCGCGCGAAAATCTGTTCAATGCCGTCCTCGATGACGGTGAGGGCGCATGATGCCCGGTCTCACCGCCCAGGGCCGCAAGTGGCGGACGGCGCGGCAGGCGATGGAGATCGCTCTGCAGAAGAATATCACGCCGGCCGAAGCGAAGCGCGAGCTGCGCCGCCGTCGCCGCGATTCCCGCATCCTTCGACAGGCTCAGGACGAACGGAGTGAACCAACCGGGGCCATCGACCAGTGCGGCACCCGTTTCGACGATTTCGACGCACCATGGATGTTGAGGGACTGATGTCACAGCGAACCAAATATGGCCACGACCGGCACCGCAACGTAAAAAATGCGCCGATCTATCTGACACCGCAGGTTGTTCGCGGGATATTGGGCATCGGCCACCCGAAGCGCGTTGTGACGCTGGAGGTGGTTGATATCCCGCTCGCCGATGCATGCCCGCCCAGCAAAATATATCCAGCAGGGAAGGCGACTTCCAGGAAACGTCCATCGACTTCCAAACCGAAGCTGAAAATCATCAAAGACCAGGACAAACAGGCGTCCGATACCCTTGCCGTCGATCGGCTGGATGTAAAGCCTGAGCATGGGGTGCGGTCGGACAGCCCATCATGCCCTGAACGAGGCAGTGATTGCGTGGGCGGTCTGCCCGCCCGCGAAACCTCGAAAAAGCCGGTCGAGGATCGACCCGTGCCGGTAGCAGAGGCAGCACCGGAGCCATTGATCACGGCTCCGGTGTCTGTCGCCTCTCAGCCCGATTTGCCGGTCCATCTGCCCAAGAATGGCAGCGGACCGGCCCTGCCGTTCACGCACACACCAGATCATAAGTTTGTTCCCAAGGTGTTCGAGGAATTATCGGCTCCAGCTACCGAAAATGATACTCGCCCGTTCGCTAATGGCCGAGAGGCCTGTGTCCGCTGCGGAATTCGGGGTGATCTCGGTTGCAGGCATCAACGCCCGTATGAAACGCCGGGGCTTTGCGACCGATGACTAAAAAACGCCGCCCCTCCCTTAGCGCTGATCAGCTGATCTTCTCGTTTGAAGCGCCTTTACCCGCGCGTGAGGCGTCGGCTCTGGCTGGGCTCGACCGAATGGTATCTTCCGGTGTCGCCACGGCGCTGAAGGAAGATGGCCGGTCGCGGTTCGAGATTGCGGGCAAGGTCTCCGAGCTGCTCGACGAAGATGTCTCCAAGTTCATGCTGGATGCCTATGCCGCCGAAGCGCGGGAAGATCACAACGTGCCCATGCACCGCTTTCTGGCGATTATGGCGGTGACCGAGCGCGTCGATATTCTGGATGCATTGCTGCGCCGGATCGGTGTTGCCTGCCTGTTTGGCGAGGAAATCAACACCGCGCGGCTTGGCCATCTGCAGCGCAGCCTGGCCGAACTCAAGGCAGAAATTCGGGCCATCGAAAAATCGACAAATCCAATCAAGCGGGGCGGTAAATGAAGCACTACCATCACTTTGGGGAAACAAAGACCTGGTATAGCGCCGCGGAGCTTGCCGATCTGTCGCTTCCCGGCCTGCCGAAGGACAAGCGCAAGGTCAATGAACGGGCCAGGGACGAGCGCTGGGCGCTGGCGGTCGACGAAAAGGGCATGCCGCTGATGCGGCGGCGTAGCGGCCGCGGCGGCGGCACCGAATATCATATCCGGGTGCTCCCGCAATCGGCCAGGACCGAGCTGATCAAGCGCGGCGTTGCTGACAACGGGCAGGATTGTGGTCAGGGGCAGGATGGCCAGAGCCAGCTTTGGAGCTGGTACGATTCGCAAAATGACACGGTCAAAACCGAAGCGCTTCGGCGGCTGGCGGTGATTGACCAGGTCGAGGCGCTCGAACTGGCCGGGCTGACGCGCAGCGCGGCGGTACCGGCAGCTGCAGACCATCACAGGATCGGCGCATCGACGCTATGGGCATGGCTCAGCGATGTTGAGGGCATTGCCCATGATGACCGCCTGCCGGTACTCGCGCCCAGGCGCAAGGGCGGCGGCAAAGAAGCCCAGATCGACCCCGATATCTGGCAATATTTCAAGTCCGACTATCTGCGGCCGGAAAAGCCGACGCTGACCAGCTGCTACTACCGGGCCAAGGAAATTGCCGACGCTCGGGGAATCGCGATTCCTATCCAGAAGACTTTTGCCCGCAAGCTGAAGCGCGAGGTTGATGTTCGGGTGATCATGCTGAAGCGCGACGGCGAGGAGGCACTGCGGCAGTCCATGCCGGCGCAGAGACGCTCCGTCGCGGACCTGCATGCACTGGAAATGGTCAATATCGACGGCCACAAGTTCGACGTATTTGCCAAGGGACCGGACGGCAAGGTGTTCCGCCCGCTGATGGTCGCCATTCAGGACATTTACAGCCGCAAGATACTCAGCTGGCGCATCGGTGGCAGCGAAAGCGCGGTGCAAACCCGGCTGACCTTCGCCGATCTGTTCCGTGATTATGGCATTCCCAAGGCCTGCGTGCTCGACAATGGCCGGGCCTTTGCCTCAAAATGGATCACGGGCGGCGCGAAATCACGTTTCCGTTTCAAGATCCGCGAGGAAGAGCCGACCGGCATCCTGACCGCGCTCGGCATCAAGATCCACTGGGCCTTGCCTTATCGCGGGCAATCGAAGCCGATTGAGAGGGGGTTCAGAGATCTTTGCGATACGATTGCTAAGCATCCATCCCTGGCGGGCTGCTACACCGGCAACAATGTCGACGCGAAACCGGAAAATTACGGTGATCGCGCCGTCGATATTGAGACATTCAAGCGGATCGCCGAGAAGGGAATCGCAGCCCATAATTTGCGCCCCGGTCGTCGGACAGAAATGGCCAATGGCAGGTGCTTTGACGATGTTTTTTCCGAAAGCTATGCGGTTTCGCCGATCGGCAAGGCCACGCCCGAGCAGCTGCGCATGGCGCTGCTTGCCGCCGATCAGAAAAAGGTCGATCGCCGCACCGGCGTAATCGAACTTTATGGCAACCGCTACTGGTCAGCGGCGATGTCCGGTCTGCACGGCCGAACGGTCACCATCCGGTTCGATCCGGACGATGTTCACCAGCCCCTGCATGTTTACGATACCGCGGGCGCCTATCTGGGCAGCGCCGATCTGATCGCGGATACCGGCTTTGCCGACGCGGCATCGGCCAAGAAGCGGGCCAAGGATGAGGCGACTTACCGCAAGACCGTCCGCGCCGCTGCCGAAATGGAAAATCTTCTCCGCGCCGACCAGATCGCCGCGATGCTGCCCGATTATGACGACGAAAAGACGCTGCCAGCGCCGAGCGTGATCCGCCCGGTGCGGCATCGCGGCCAGACGGCGGCGGCTCTGAAAGCAGACGAGCATACCGACACCCAAACTCAGGAAATCTTTTCGGCCATCGGGAAACTCCGGCTGGTCGAGTGATTGCGCAAGAAGGAACGAGTGAATGATTAATCCGAGTAACGTTACGATCGATACCGAAGAACAACGTCTTTGGCTGATAGACCATAAAGCGAGCACCGGGATGAGCTGGTCCCAGCTCGAAAAGCCGATCGATGTGAACGGCAAGACGCTGGGCCTGTTCAGCGGCGGCAAATATGCGGGCGACAATCAGCGGATCGCTGACTGCATTTTTCGCTATCGTCAAAATCTCTCAGCCCAGGCACAGATCAAGATCGAAGCGCCGGACATTCCACCCTATTTCGAAACCCGGACGTCGCAGGAAATCCAGCACATTCTGGCCTGGGCACACCGCGGCCGGATGACGCTGTTTGCAGGCGGTCCCGGTACCAGCAAGACGATCACCGCCAACGAATATCGCGAGCGGGTTTCGAATGCCTGGATCGTCACCATGTGCCCGTCGATCAAAACGGTGCAGACAATGACGCTGAAGGTGCTGCGGGCCATGGGCGACACCAGTGCGCGGATCAATTATCTGCTTTCCTCCTATGTTCGGGGAAAGTTCAAGGATCGCCAGGGCGTCCTGATCATTGACGAGGCGCAGCATCTCAATGTCGAGCTGATAGAAGAACTGCGCAACTGGCACGACGAGACCGGTGTCGGCCTCGCGTTCCTCGGCAACGAGCAGATTGTCGCGCGGATGGAAGGCGGATCCCGGCAGGCTGAATTTGCCCAGCTCTACAGCCGGGTCAGCCTGCGCCTGATCCGTCCGATACCGCTGAAAGAAGATATCGAAGCACTCGCAGATGCCTGGCAGATCCAGGACGAAGAGGTTTTCGCCTTCATCCTGCGCATAGGGCGGAAACCGGGCGGGATGCGCAGCTGCACCTTCACGCTCGAGCTCGCCAAGATGATCGCGGAGTCGCAGAGCGCAGAACTGAGCCTCGCCCATGTGACCGCCGCCTGGAACCAATTGTCCACTCGCCCCATCGCTGCCTGAAGGAGATCATCATGTATCAACCTGCAAAAATCACATTTTCCTATCGCCACGCCGCTCCGGTACCGCCCTTTCGGCTTGGCGCAGAGGTCCCGCGCGTCCGTGTGTTGGCCACCGATGTCGCTGGCCACGTCGCGCGCCGCTGCGGCATTCCCGCCACCGATCTATTCGGTCGATCGACCAGCCCGAAAATCGGTCGCTTCAAGCACCTGACCGCCTTTTGTGTCCACAAATTGCGGCCAGAAATGTCTTATACCGAAATCGGTCTGCGGCTGGGCGGCAAGGATCATTCGACGATCAGCCATTCATTGCACATGGCGATCGTGCTGCGCATGAAAGACCGGGACTTTTACGAACTGTCCGAAGCGGTGCTTGACCATTTCCGGAGCCGGTCATGAACGCGCCCGCACGGGCCGCGACCTTTGACCGGTCGAAGCAAGCCCGCAATTCGATGATTGGCAAGATCCATGTCGCGCGCAAGCAGCTGAATATGGTAGAAGACGATTATCGCCAGCTGATGCTCGACACCACTGGCCAGATCAGCCTGACCACCTGCACCGATGCGCAGTTGGAGCGGCTCATCGGCGCGCTGAAGAGCAAGGGCTTCAAGCCGACCAAGGTCTTCCGCCAGGCAGACCATCCCGTCGCTCGCAAGGCGCGCGCGCTGTGGATCTCGCTCTACCATCTGAACGCCGTCAAAAACCCCTCTGAAAACGCGCTGGAAGCCTTCGCAAAGCGCCAGCTTGGCGTGAAGAAACTGCAATGGGCCGATCAGGGACAGGGATACAAGCTGATCGAGGCGCTGAAAGCGATCGCAGAGCGCCACGGCTGGTCGCAGGAAGCGAGCAAGGCGAGAGCGGACCATCAGGTTCATATCCTGCAGCGGTGCCTGTGTGAGGCGATCCGGGCCAAGCTGGAGGCCAAGGGCCTGTGCCCGCATGACTGGACGCTGGATCAGACCGCATTCCGGCTGTCCGGCCAGACCCTGTCCACCATTCCAACCGTTGAAGAACTTTCGTTGCTGGCCAAGGCGCTGGGCAACAAATTGAGGGAGAGCAAGTGATGATGAAACGCACACAAAAGCAGTTTTCTTCGAAGCCGGAGTCGCTGGAATTCAACTCGCTGCCGGTCGTGAACGATTTCCATGCCGACGCTCACCGCCGCCGCTGGCAGCTGTTTCTTTTCGGCACCGGCGTCGCGTTCATTCTGGGTCTGATGATCGGCCGGCTCGTCTGAACCGATGACTGTACCCGCGATCTCCAACCATGCGCTTTTGCGGTTCATCGAACGGGCCGATGGCGCTGCTTTGGAGATTTTGCGCGCGGCACTTTCAGAGAAGCTGGCCTGCGCAGGCGCGGCGGCCGCAGAAATTTCCGCGACCGAATATCTGATCGTTGTCGATGGATTGACCTATGTTGTTCGCAATCAGGTGGTGACGACCGTCTTGCAGCGACGCTCGCCCGGTCATGATGCCCACGCTCTGCGTCGGCGGCGTCGCTGATGCGTTTGCCTGGCGTTCTTTCCGAAATCGCCGATGTAGCGGGCGAGAATGCCGCGATCGCGATCGCGCAGGCGCGCGGCGGGACGCAGGTTTATTTCCCGCCCGTACCCGCCGACGATCACTGGATATGCCGGTTGATCGGCAAGGATGCCGCCTACCGCGTCTGTGATCAGCTGACCGCTGGCGTTGGCCCGCGCCGTGTTGATATGCCCCTGGGGCCAACCGGAAATGTCGCGGATATGGCAAAAAAGCGGGCAATTGTGGACCGGATGATTTTGGCGGGACGATCAGAACGTGACATCGCGCTTTCCACCGGATACACCACGCGGCAAGTCCGCCGCCGCAAGGCCAATATGCGCGATGATGATCAACTGACCATGTTTTAAGCGCATCCCGGACCATTGTCCGGGGCGCGAGTGGGCCATAGCTTGCCCATAGATCGCTGCCATGACCGAGCAGCAACCGATATCCGAAATCCTAGTCGAAGGCTATAGCCAGCGCTTTGTTGACGCGGTCCGGGACGTTCTTGGTATCGAAGGCGGCCATGTCAATGATCCGCTGGATAGCGGCGGTGAAACCTCCATGGGCATTTCGCTGCGCTTCCTGGTTGCCGCTGGCGCAATTGATGGGGACTGCGATGGCTTTGCCGATTTTGATCTCGATATGGACGGCGACATCGATGGCGCCGATATCCGACTGCTGACAAAAGGCGATGCAGTCTATCTCTACCACAAACATTTCTGGCAAGCTTACGACTGCGATTCCCTGCGCAAGCCGCTTGGCGAGGCGCTGTTTGACCAGGCAATCAATGGCGGCGGCCATGCCGCAAAAACCATGCTGCAAAAGGCGATCAATGCGCTCAATCCATCGAAGATAGCTGTCGACGGGAAGATCGGTCCACTGACCCGCGCCGTGCTGGAGGCGACGATCGCGCGTGAGGGCATCGATACGGTGCTCAAGCGATATCGCGAGCAGGTGAAAATGCGTTACCGCGAGATTGTTCGCCGTAATCCATCGCAGAAACGATTCCTGAATGGCTGGATCAGCCGAGCCAACAGACTGGGGAAATATTGATGCTGTCCTATCTGAAAATCGGTGGCGGTCTGATCGGTCTGGTCGCGCTGCTTTCCGTGGCCTGGCTGGCCAGGGACCGCTTTGCCCAGAAGGAAATTGCCGATAATGCCCGCGATTGCGCAGCGGTCGCGTTCAAGCTGACCGGGGATCTGGATCACTGCATGCCGGAAGTGAAATCCGCGATCGAGGCGCGGCGACAGGCCGAGGCCTGCGATACGGCGCTGACTGCGGAAGGCAAGCTGCCATCGACCGGTCTGTACGGCATCCGCACCGCCTGCTCCAGTGAGGTCAAGCAGCTGCATGCCGAGCGCGATGCCGCCCGAAACGATGCTGCCAATGCCAAGCGCGCCATGGAGGCGCTGCGAGCCAAAATGGATGCGGCGGTCGAGCGCGCCGAGATCCGCGGTGCCAATGTTCAAAAAAGGAAATCCGATGCGACCAGAGCTATCCAAGCGGCTCCCGTTGGCGATGACGGTCTTGTTGACTGTGATGCTGACTGCCTGCGCAACATCGGCGGATGATCGTCCAGGAATCGAGCCGGACCCGGTAATCGAAACGAAAACCGAGATCATCACGGTCTGCCCGGCTGAGCTGAGCCTGGCGATTCCCGCTTCACCGTTCCTGCCAGTAGATGCAGCGATCAAGGCCAGCAAATCCATGCTGGAATATCTGGCGCAGCGCTTTTCCCGAGAGGAGCTGCTGGAGGCGCGGCTGCGCGATGCGGCGGGAGAATGTCCGCTGGCTTTGGGAGCGGGCGGTTGATGGCCGCTCCGCTTGTCCTTCACCCGCTGGTACCGCTCGCCTTTTCAGGGTCGGTGATGATGGCCACGGCAGGCGCCGATCTGCCGCGGCATTTTGGCAATATCGTCATGATCGATATTGGCGGCGCGCAGCTGCCCGTCGTGACGCTGGTTTTTGCGCTGGCGGGCATTTTGCTCGGTCGTCAACTCACCCCTAAAAAAGAGCCGCCGCTGTCGAAAGGCAAGGAACTGGCCGTCACCGCGATCCTGATCATGGTTGCTTTCGCCTGGGTCGTAGACTCGCAGCCGCGATTGATCCTGACCTCGCTTTTGTCCTGCGGCCTTGGCTTTGCCGGTTTCGCCGCTGTCGAGCTGATGGGTGAGGAATCGCTGAATTTGATCCGGCGAATTTTTGGAGCCGCAACAGGCTTATTGGACCGCATAAGCAAAAGGGGCGAAAAATGAACGAGTATATGACCTGGTCGGAACTGGCCATCTCGTTGCTGATACTGATCGGTTTCGGGGTTCTGATGCGGCGCATGGGGCAGGCAAACCCTGAAAGCACAGGCAAGCTGGGCCGCCGCGTTGGATCGCTCGAGCGGACGGTCAGCGGCAGGTTCGGCGAAGTCGAAAAGGAGATTGCTGCGATGGACGGGCGTGTGAAGCAAATTGAGCAGATCGTTTCCGAGCTGCCCAATATCCGGGAAAAGCAGAACAGCATGGCTACACAGCTTTCCGCAACGGCCAGCGATGTCAAATTGATCGCGCGGCAGGTTGACCGCCTCTACGACGTGATCGTGCCCAAGGGGATGCAATGATGAGCATGAAGAGTGATCTTGCCGAAGCGCTCGCCGCCGATGCCAGGCTGATGATCCTGAAAGAACTGGCCGGACAAACCAATGGCCGGCTGTCGGACCTGCTGATCCGCAAGGTGCTCGATCTATATGGCATCGCGCGCGATCGTGACTGGATCACCACGCAGCTGCGCAAGCTGGAAGCGCTTGGCGCGGTTGAACTAACCGAAGCCGGATCCGTGCTGATCGCCCTGATCACGCGCATAGGCCGTGATCACCTGGAAGAACGTTTGATCCTGTCGGGTGTCACCCGGCCGGCGGACGCCGACCTGTGACAAGGCGGGAGGGACGAGGACGGCTGTCGTCGATCGACATGCTGCCCGACGAGGCGGAGCCGGATGTTGTCTGGGCGCTGGAGCAGCTGCGCGAACGCAGCCAACCCCAGAATGCAATCCTGGACGAATTCAATGCGCGCCTTGCCGATCGCGGGATCGGGTCGATATCGAAATCCTCCTGGAACCGCTATGCGGTGCGCAAGGCAATCCAGTTCCGCAAGCTGGATGAAGTCCGGCGCATGTCAGCCGAGCTTGTTGATACGCTGGGCACCGAAGGTCCGGACCAGGTAACCGTTGCGGTCGCCGAGATGCTGAAGCTCGCCATGTTCCAGCAGCTGGAAGGCGACAATGTCAGCACGAAAGGGATTATGGAGCTGTCACGGGCGCTGTCGTCGGCCGTCAGCGCGCAGAAGGGTTCCGCTGATGCACGGCGCAAGCTGGAAGAGGAAGTTGAACAGCGGATGAAAAATGCCGCCGACGCGGTCGCAAAGGTCGGCGCGAAGTCCGGCGTTTCAAAGGAAACGCTGGCCGAGATCAACCGGGCGCTGGGGGTCGGTTGATGGGTAAAGCCCTTGTCATTCCGGACAATCCAGATGCGATATTTCTGCCTTATCAAGGCGCATGGATCGCCGACGAACAGCGTCTGAAGCTGATGGAAAAAGGCCGGCAGATCGGCATCAGCTGGTCGACCGCCTATGCCGGGGTCGCGCGTACCGGGCGGCAGGGCGCGCGGCACGACCAGTGGGTCAGTAGCCGCGATGATATTCAGGCGCGTCTGTTCCTTGAGGACTGCAAGCTATTCACCGGCGTGCTGGACATGGCCGCCCGAGACCTGGGCGAGCAGATCATCGACGACGCGACCCGCCAAACCGCATATGTGCTGAGCTTCGCCACGGGCAAGCGCATCAATTCCATGAGTTCCAACCCCGATGCACAGGCGGGCAAACGCGGCGGGCGCATCCTGGACGAGTTTGCGCTCCACCCCGATCCACGCAAGCTCTGGTCGATTGCCTATCCGGGCATCACCTGGGGCGGAAACATGGAGGTGATCAGCACGCATCGCGGCAGCCACAATTTCTTCAACCAGCTAGTGCGCGAGATCAAGGAAGGCGGCAATCCAAAGAAGATCAGCCTGCATACGGTCACTCTGCAGAACGCGCTCGATCAGGGTTTTCTCTACAAGCTTCAGAAGAGCCTACCCGATGACGCAGAACAGCAGGATATGGATGAGGCGGCCTATTTCGACTTTGTGAAGTCGGGCTGCGCCGATGAAGAGAGCTTCCTCCAGGAGTATATGTGCCAACCCGCTGATGATGATGCGGCGTTCCTGGAATATGATCTAATCGCCTCTGCCGAGTATCCGGCCGGGACAGACTGGACGCAGTCGCAGGGAGGAACACTGTTCGCGGGGGTCGATATCGGCCGCAAGCACGATCTGACCGTATTGTGGGTGGTCGAGCTGCTCGGCGATGTACTCTACACGCGGCATATTGAAGCGCTGAAGAATATGACCAAGGGCGATCAGGAGAAAATCCTGTGGCCGTGGTTCGAGACGATCAAGGCAAGTGGCGGGCGCATATGCATTGACGCAACCGGTCTCGGCATTGGCTGGACGGACGATGCCCAGGCCAGGTTCGGCAAATATTCGGTCGAAGGGGTCACTTTTACCGCGCGGGTAAAGGAGCAACTGGCATACCCGCTTCGCGGCAAGATGGAAGACCGGCAGCTGCGCATTCCGCACGACAAGCATATCCGCGCGGATCTTCGCGCAGTTACGAAGCAGACCACCGTTGCTGGCAATATCCGCTTCACCGCCGAGCGCACGCCCGATGGCCACAGCGACCGGTTCTGGGCGCTGGCGCTTGCGGTGCAGGCCGCAGGGGAAAGCAATGAAGCGCCTTGGCGTCCCCTATCCGACCTACCCGGCGCAACTCACAAAAGCGAACTTGACCAGAACTGGATACCGGCATGAACCCGCTGACCAAGATGATTGTCGCGCCATTTGCCAAGGCGCTGGCGGCTATGCGCCATGCGGCGCGGCCGTCAGTCTTTAGCGGATTGCTGCGGCGCACCCGCTTCGACTATCGGCGCGCGATCGGCGACGGGCTGGACAGCTCGGTCGTCACAGCGCCGATCCGCTGGGTGCAGCGCGCGCTGCCCGAAGCGCGGCTTTCGGTTCGGAGACGCAAGCGGGATGGCGCGGTCGAGGAAATGGCGGACCATCACATGCTCGCGCTGATCAAGCGGCCGAACGCCTATTATGGCGACCTTGTTCTGTGGGCGGCCACAATCCTCAGCTGGTTTCTCGATGGCAATGCCTACTGGATAAAGGTCCGCAACCGTGCGGGTGTGCCGGTCGAGCTGTGGTGGGTGCCGTGGTGGATGATCGAGCCCAAGGCGCCAGAGGATGGCAGCGAGTTCCTGACGCATTACCGCTACAGCCCAGGCGGCGGCGTCGAGCCGATGCGCCTCGATCCCGAGGATGTCGTGCACTTTCGCGACGGCATGAACCCGCGCGACATGCGCAAGGGCCTGTCGGCTCTGGATGGAGTGATCCGCGAGATATTCATCGACCTGGAAAGCTCCAACTTCGTCGCTTCGCTGCTACGGAACATGGGCGTTCCGGGCGTGGTGATCAGCCCGAAGGGTGGTGCGATGCCCGCGCCCGAAGACGTGGAAGCAACGAAGACCTGGTTCAAGGAAGCGTTCGGTGGCGACAATCGCGGCGGGCCGCTGGTGATGGGCGCTCCTACCGATGTGCAGCCTTATGGCTTCAACCCCCAGCAGATGAACATGAGCGAAGGGCGCGACGTGGCCGAAGAACGCGTCTGCGCCTGCATCGGGATTCCTGCCGCAGTCGTCGGCTTCGGTGCCGGGCTGCAGACGGCCAAGGTTGGCGCGACGATGGAAGAGCTGTTCAAGACCGCATGGCGCAACGGCGTGCTGCCGGTGTGCCGTTCGCTGGCCGACGAACTCGACCGCTCGCTATTGCCCGACTTCGGCCGGACGGCGGGAGCGGAGGTACTGGAGACCTATTGGGAAACCGACGAGGTATTGGCTCTCCAGGATGACGAAGACAAGCAGACCGAACGCTGGAACAAGCGGGTCATTGGTGGGTGGGTGCAGGTTTACGAGGCGCGCGAGGCAGCGGGCCTGGA